GCTGAAACTCTGAACTATGGCACTAGCGCCGCTGCTGCGAACGCTCTGGTTAATATCTGTAACGAAACCGCCAAACAGCGGCACGAAAGTACCTGCTGAATTTTTAACCTGTAAAGTGAAAGAATCGTTTACATCAATGCTGAAATCTGCGCCGTTTGTGTTAATAAGTTCGACTGTGCAATAACCTGCTACTGGTTGCTGATAAATATCTGTGCGCCCAGAAGTTAATGAAAGGTTAGATAAAGTTACCGATGTAAAAATTCCCCCATCGATTGAAACCTGCCAAACTGGATTCCATGCAGTCATCGATCAAACGCACCTGCGCCTAGTGTTCCGCGTGACGTTGAATCGTTGAGGATTTGAACTATCTGGCGAGCAGTAGATTCTGAGTCAATAGCACCATTTACTGTGATGTTGTAGACGGATTCATTCTGGCGGAAGTTTTGCAACGCATTTCTACGAGCAATCGCATCTGCTGAATAGTTGCCTGTTCCTGTGTACTGATCCACTAAGTCTTGCAAGGTTGCCGCATCGTTAATAAGGTTTTCTAGGGCGCGTTGGTTTGCATTACCGCCACCGCCACCGCCACCGCTTGTTCCAGCGCCAGAGCCGCTACCAGCACCGCCTGAGAAGCCACCCATGCCACTAGCGCCGCCGCCATTACCGCCACCGCTTATTGCTCCTGGAGTTCCACTTGTTGCAAATCCGCCAGTTGGGCTTCCCCATGCGCTAAAGGCTGTTCCCCTAATGCTGTTGATCTTGGCAATTCCTGCGCCAAACAGATTGAGGAACGAGATAACTTGGTTAGCCATTTCAATAATAAAACTAATCAATTCCTTAATAACAGTAACTACAACTGTGGCAGTCTGAGCCACGAACTTTAATACTGTGATAAACCCTTCCATGCTGGATTTACCATCTGTTGAGAATACCGCGGCTAACTCTCCGATGCTTTTCGCAAGTGAGTTAATCGATACTCCCACGTTATATGCGCTTGTTTCTGTTTCGTTTAAGCCTTCTACTGCGCCTTCGTTGCCTGTTAGACCAGCAATAAATGCGTTAAATGTTGGTAATGCTTGTTCGTTGATAAATGTTATTAAATTGCCCATAATTGGCAACAGCGCAAAACCGATAGATTCTTTGGCTTCATCAAATCCGATTTTCATCTGAGCAGTTTTAAATGCAAGGGTATCTGTATTTGCGCCTAGGTCTGGGTAAATGTTATTGATCATTGCTAAGATTTCAGCAAATGACTTACCCTTAATTTCAGCCTGTGATAAACCGATACCTAATCTTCCAAGTGATGTAGTGTTTCCATCCTGAGCCTTGGCAATAGCATTAGCAACAGTCTGTAATTCGACTCCGCTATTTACCGAGATTCGAGTAGAGACTTCTAACAGATCTTGTGCCTCTTTGACTGAGTTAGTCGAGAGCGCCAAACGCTCTAGGGCAGGTCTAAGTTCTTCGTCTGATTTAGCAGTTTGTAATGCAAGAACTGATAGATACTTTTCTGTGCTAGCAATCTGGGCATCTGTTGCGCCAGTAGCATTCCTAAGAGTAGTGGCTAACTTTGCCTGTGCTGCTTCATCTTCGATGGCTGCTTTAACGCCATCAATGCCAATTTTTACTGCGTAGGCTGCTGCTGCCGCTGCTGCGACCGCAAATGCCTTGGCTGCGACTCCGCCAAACTTGGTTAATTTATCGCCAAAAGTATCGACCTCTTTAGCGCCTTTATCAAGATTCTTGGTAAACGCATCAATATCTGCAATGAGTTTGAGGGTTAATGCTCTAGTACCTGTTGCCATTATCCCCACTCTTTCAAGATGTTACTAAATGATGCATTCCAGCGTGTAAGAATCTCTGGCTGAATTTTGCGTAAAGTTGGATAGATATACCAACCGCGAGAACCGCGACCTTCACGCCCAGACCAGATTGGAAACTGCTTAAATTTATTAGATCCAAACTCTGAGCCACCCCAGATTTGTTTGGTAGTTGCTCCGCCTGAGAACTTTTGATTTGCAAATCCATAAGTAATTTCACCGATTTTAGATGAATACTTAACCTTAGCGCCTGTTGCAATTCTTACTGCAACTGCCTGACCAAACTGGCGAGATGCAGCAGAGTCAATAATAGAAGATCTGGCATATTCGGAAATAGCCGCCGATTCTCTCTTTGCTTCCTCTACTGCACCTTCGCTCATGTTTTTGAATGCCTTAAATACCTTGGAGAGTTCGGCTTTATCTAGACCAGTTTCAGCCATTACCGTTCCTCTCTTTTAGTATTTCAAACGCCGTTATTACATCTTCTGCCGTTTGCCATTCACTCATCGGAATCCCTGTCGCTATTGCTAGCGAGATTAAGATTCTGTTGATGGATCCTGACTCATGGCTTTTGGGCTATCTGTCTCTCCAACCGTAACTTCCGCTACGTTTTCCATCCAGACTTCGAAACTTTTAACAGGCTTTCCACCTGCTTCGCGCTTCATTGCGTGATAAGCCAAGAACATTAGATCCCACATTCCGATGTTATCTTGTGCCTGACCTATCGTCTTATTTACTGCCTTTTCCCATTTCGCCCATTCTGGTGGCTGGCAAACATAAGTTTCCTTTTCACCTGAATTAAATTCGATTAAGATAGGTAGTTTCATTTCTTTGCTCCCTTAGTTAGTTCTTACGAGAATGTCTCTGTAACTTCGCCCTTAGCGACCTTGAATGTGAAATCAACTGTTTGCGCATCTGTTCCTGAACCGCCAGCAGTTGGAAATTCTGGCTTAATTGGAAATACGAATTGCGCACCTGTTGCAGCAGTTAGTGTAACTGAAATATCTGTATCTGGTGCTGTCTCTGCTGCTGTCCATAGTGCTTCGCATACTGAGTTAGCCTTACCCCAATCTGCGAGCATAGATAAAGCAAATGTGCCTTCAATGTTTACAGTCTTATATGCTTCGCCGTCTAGAGTCTGGTATGTCTCACGAACGTTTGTCTTTGTTAGAACTGCGCTAGTCGCTTGTGCTTCGATATCTGTTCCACCTGTGAAAGATAGAGAAATATCGCGACCTGTGATTACTGTGGTTGCCATTATTTATCCTTAGTTTGTTTGTGTGTAGTAAGTGGAAACTCTGATATCGGCAACCAAAACGTTTGATGCACCGACCTGAGTAACTGTGGGTTTTTCTACTGCTCCAATGGTGTAACCAACTGGTATAACCTTTAGAACGCTCATTACTAACTGCTCCAAGTTGTCCAAGGATGCAGCGTTATTGTTATATGCCACTCCGCATGAAATGACCAGATTGATCTTCGTGTGAAGTGTTGATTTGTTAATAGTCTCTAATTCTAAATATGGGGAATCTGGAACGTTTACGCAAAACGGAACGCTTGGAGTCTCTGGCACGAACGCATAAACATTCGCTGCAACTGTGCTTAGCGCATTAGATAATGGCGTGCGAACTGTGTCTAAAATCGTGGATGCTGGCACTATTGCGCAATACTCTCTACGTCAATATACGAACCTAAGAGACCAGACACCCTATTGAAGAGTGACCTACCTAACCTGTATGGGCTCACGTTTGTGAAGTCCACGCCTTCCATCTGTCCGCCTGCTTGGTTGCGAGATGTAAAGACTTCAACTGATACTGCTAAAACCGCTTGCTCAACTGCTGGATTTCCAACGTAATTAGCCGCATTAGTAAGCGTTGCTGTTCCTGCTGGAATAATGTTTTTAAATAGCACGTCTGCGTTTGTAATGTTGCAGGTAAATTCGAACTGGGCATCTCCTGTTTCGTACAAGGTTGTGCCATCGAATGGAATTACATTTACATTTTGAGCATTAACTATGCGTGTTCCGTTAAATGGTGAACCGCATCCAGCAATAACTACGCTTGAACCCTCTGTAAATTCATGTGGAAGTGTTGTGTAAATTGTTGCAATGTTATCTGTGAGTTTAACTGATTGAATTGGAACGCTAAAAGTTGTAAGCATTGGCAGGATAACAATCTCTGCTGCATCTATGCAGTCATCTAAAACTGCATCATTGTAAAGAGAACTGGACACGCCAAGAACGCTTCTAAGAGCACTTGCTGTAATAATTGTTGGCATGTCCAGTCCTTTCGTACTGCTGGGGGAGCGATCGGGAGCAACCGCCCCCCCATGATTAGTTGATTACGCTACGTTTAACTTACGGAACGCTGCTGGGTAGCGATTAACTACTGCTGCATAACCGTAAAGTCCGATTTCCAACTGACCGTTTGCAACTACGTTTGCGCGAAGTTGGATAGTGCCTGATTCATGGAATCGCATTGCGTTTGATGGGTAAACTAGTGCGTGCTTAGCGTTTGCATCGTCACCTGTGTAATTAGGATCTACAACGAGTGAAAGTCCTGCGACTGTTCCTGCTGTTGAACCTTGTGAAATAAGACCTGCTGCGTTTTGTGGAGCAGCAGCGGCGAATAGTGGACGGTTTGAACCATCAACTGCACCTAGAAGACCTGAGAAGTCGATTCCGTCTTCGCCACCTGTTGTAGCAACCAATAGACGGTTTGGAGTCATGCGCATTACGCCAAATGAATCTGCAATTCCAAGAGCGATTGCCTTGTAGATTGAAGATGAAGATGATTGTGTTGCGTTCTGTGCAGCAATTTGTGCAGCGTATGCATCTGTCTTCTGTGCATAAGATGCAGCCAATTCGCGAAGATATAGGTCAAGGAAACTTGGGTCTGAACGGTCTACGAGTTCTAGATCGAGTTTACCAGCGCCAGCGAACTTAACTACTGTGTCTTCTTGGAATGTTACTGCTGTATCTTGTGATGCAAATTCTGCACCTTCGGCTGTTACGCCTACGATTGCTTGAGCACCTAATTTTGGAGTGAAGATTTTCATTCCAGATGCAGGTAGTGCTGCTGTTTCAATGCTTGAAATAAATGGACGTGAGTTATCGATAATGCCAATTACATCACGAAGATATGTTGGAGGAACCATACCTGTGTTTTCTGCAACTGTTGCAACAGCAAGAGCAGCAAGAAGATCGCGTGCATCTGCATCGCCGCGTGATGCTGCGAGTTGTGCCTTTGCAACTTGACCTGCTGTTACGTTTAGATCGATGCGTGGAGTTGTATACGCTACTGGAGCGTTAGCAGTTACTACAACTGCTTCTGACTTTGAGGCTTCAACCGCTTCGGTTGATGTTGCCTCTGAAACGGTTTCGGACACTAGGTCTTCTCCTTCTGATTGGGTTTGGGTTTGATCCTGAACTTGTGGTTCAGAAATTTCTTCTACTGCATTCTCGCTTGCTGCTACGCGCTCAACGCGAGCAGAATTTATTGCTGGATCTGTTACTAATGAGACCTCGTGTACTGTCGCACTTGTAATAACCATTACACCGTCTTGGTTATCCCATGCGTTTACTTTTACGCCTACGCTAAATCCATCGCGTAGTCCTGTGCTTGCTTCTTCGATTGCATCATCCGCTGAAAATGTTTTAGCAAGTCCAAATGTGGCTTGCACATCGCTTGCTGTAATTTCATGGCTCTTTAGGAACCCAATCGGTCTTGTACGATCATGCTCTAGGAGCAGTTTCGTCTTCTTGTTAAATGTTAATGAGTTAGGCGCGAAGATTGTCTCTCCTGCGCTTGTGTAACCCTTTTCGCCCCATGCAACGATGCGACCTGAAATCTCGCGCTTGCCAGCATCGGCAGCGAAGACATTAGATGAGAAGTTAATTTCCATTGTTGATTAGGTCTTCTTCCTCTTGAATCTGTTGAACCGACATTGCGCCGATTCTGTTAAGAATTTCGTAAACTTGCGCTCGCTCTAATGCTGAACCACGAAGGAAGTCGTCTAAATCAAAACGCACAACCTGTCCTGCTGGGACGAAATCCGCAAAACTGAGCCTCTGTTCAATACATGTGAGAATCGGGCGAAGCGAGAAGTCCAACAAGCCTTTTCTTTCTGATAACGCATTTGAATAAGTCATAGATGTAGTTTCAGCACTAATAAAGTAAGCAGGAATGCCTGCCTGACGTGCGATTTCTAATGCGACGTACTGGCGAGCCTCTGCAAGTTGTAAAGATGCTGGATCGAAGCCAAGCACTTCTAGATTAACGTCTGCGTTTAAAAATGCTGTGGAGTTATCTTGGCGAGACTTCGACCAACTATTGATAAGCGAGCGAATGCGCTCTGCTGTTAGGTTTGTGCCGTTAGATTTTAATACTGTTGCTGGAACTGGATTCTTTGCATAGTTTAGTGCAGCCTTTTCTAACCAGACTGCCGCATTAACTGTTCGACCTGCTCTAGATCCAAAACCTTCATCTAATCCTTGGAATGCGATAACACTTCCAACCCCAGATAAGGGAGCGCGCTTGCCTTGAATTGTGTAACCAATAATTTCAGTCTGCATTGCGTTATATTCTGGAGATACCCATTCGAATGGAATGCGTGTCCAATCTTGAATGCGACCATCTGCGTAAAGTTCATTTACAACGCCATAACCTACGCCGTAATACCAAATATCGAATGCTAAAAATGAATAAACTACTGATCCAGCAATTCTGCGATCTGGTTGGTTAATGCAGCGATTTGCTTCTACATGTTGCCCAGTAGATTTAATGTAAACTTCTTTGGGAAGCGTTCCAATGGTTGATGTAATGATTCCACGAGCGCGTGCAACGGATGGAACAGTAAGAGCCTGAGCAGCAGCAACGAAAGTATTACCATCTAGCGCTGCAATTAAATTACTTACTTCGAATGGCGCAAGAGAAGCAGCCACATCGATTTGCTGTCCGATTTGTGGCGCTTTAGTTGTAAATAAGTCTTTGATTCCCATTAGTGGTTAATTATACACTAATGTCCGATTTATCCTATAATAATATCTACTTCCGTTTCTGGGCGAGTTGCGAAGTGGCTAACCATTGCCATGGCAACAGTTGCGCAAATTGTAGCGTTACTTGCTTTTCTTCCTAAATACCAGCCGCCATCTTTAAATGGCAATTTAACAGCACTAAGAGCCTGAGCAGTTAGTTCCTGTTGCTGCGTATGAATCAATCTGCCCGATGTAATCGCTGAAAGCATTTCGTCGCACGCTTGCCCATATAACGCGCCATCGATCGGATAAGTCTGGATACCTGCTGGCGCTAAACGTGCTGCAACTGCTCCTGCTGTTTGCTTAGAGTAGGCAACCGTCTGTGTCTGATACTTTCGCACCCAGTCTGCTATCTCATTAGCCATTTGCTTATCGTCTAGGTTTACTGGATTACTAAACGTTGCAAGTAATGCCACTATAAATTGATCTCCGCGCTGTTGGGCTGCCATTAACGCGCCCTCTTGGCGATTCGGGCTTAAATCTATTGCCATCCATGTAGTCGCTTCTCGATCTAACTTGGCTTCGGCATCTGCGCATGCTTCCCAGTTCGTAGGATTGATTGCAGGATTTACAACTGATACCCATTGGCATAAAACTTCTGTTCGAATAATAGATTCATCATCATTGAGAACTGCGCGTAAATTATCTGGATGCACCGTATAGCCAAGCGACGGATTTGCTTGCCTTGCACCTTCCCAAAATGCAGCAGAATCATCTATTGGAGTCTCTGGCGGAGCAGACCATTCGAACCAAGCAATTTGATCCACGCTTCCAGCAATAGCGGCAACTGCACGCTCGCGTAGTTTGTTCAGCACTAAACTATGTTGGTCTCCAGCATTGCTGAGAACTAAAGTCATAGGATTCTTGGAACTCATCTGGGTATAACGCATCGAAGACCAAACATCCATGTCTTTATATTCGCGCACTTCATCCATGTAGATAGTATCAACCGCGGCAATACCGCGTGCTGCTGAGTTATTGGCTCGAACTAAATAACGCTCGCCAGACTTTAGTCGGATTTCCTGAGATCCTTTAGATTCGAACTTCTTGCTAAACCTTGCTAAGAGTTCTGGCGTGGATTGGATTATCTGGTCAATCTTGTAAAAGATTTCAGATGAGGTTGTAAGTTTGTGAGCCGTTGCCACTTGTAACTTTTCGCCTAGTTCGTACATCTTGAAAAGAATGAGCAGCGACATGAATGTGGACTTACCTTGCTGGCGGCTAAGCACAATTCCAACTTCAGATGCAGCCCAGCGCTGATCTTCTTTATATTTTAAAACCTCATAAGCGAGTAGTTCTTGCCAAGGTAGCAGCGGCATATCGATTCTTTTGCAGAATTCTATGAACTGCTCACCTTTAGACGGTAAATCTAGGCTCTTTGTGCGTATGCGTGGCTCTGTGATGCCTCTAATTCCGCTTGTAAGGCTATTTGAGCCTGTTTGGGCTGATTCAAGCATATCTAGTCGGATTCATCCTGATAGTGGCTAATCGAGTCGTTTTTGGGGGTATATAAACCATGGAGAGTCTGGGGTGTTCTGCCGCTCTCAAAAAACCGACCCCC